CTACATTTTTTTCTTTTCTTGCCTACCACGAGAATAACCATACAAAAACATTAAACCAACGATAATAAAAATTATGCCAGTCGGCACATTATATCCTGAAAAATCAAATATCATAGTTCTGAACTCAACTGTTGGAGTAAACAACAATCGAATACCTAATAACATAAGAATCAAACCATTATAAACAAGATATTTTGGTGTTTGCTCTGAGAAGTTCATTTGCATACCTAATCATCTAAACAAAAGTGGTTTAATAAAAGTATTGTATAAAGTACCATAGAATCCTCCAGCAGATTGGGCTGATGGAGTTGTTCCAGGCAATTGTGTGTCCGCAAAATCAGGAATATTATTAAGTATATCTTGTCCTCTTTGTGAACCTGCTGCCACCATTAATGCCCAATATAATTTTTCAAACTCCCCAGGAGGAGGCCCTTTTGGCCCTTTTCCTTTATAGGGACATGATTTTGATTTACTTTTTGGTTTTTTATAATTTGGAGTACTTCCTTTTACATTCGGATTAACTCTGTTAATCTGGGTAACCATTGCTTCTTCATATGGTCCGGCTGATGTATTACCATCATAAAAGGTGACAGCAAGAAAAGCACCAACAGGATTCGCAACACGCCCAAATGCAGCCAAACCTGAAAGGTTTGGAAATGTAAATTGAATTGCTGGTAAAGTTAAAGTTCCTGCACTTAATCCTTCCGGATCAACCCAATTCACCGGATTATTTTGAACATACTGATACAGGTTCCCCTGTCCACCCTCGAAGAATATGGGGTCCTTTGCCGTCCATCTCCCCGTGCCGGGCTCATAATCCCTGTAGCCAAACCTCACCAGTTGGGTGTCGGTATCGATCACACCGCCGGCAAACCCGACCGGCAGCACGAAGTCGGCATTGCTGTCCAGGGTCCAGGCGCCGAAACTGTCGAACTCCAGCAGCTTGACGATGTTACCTGTTGCGTCAGTCACTACTTTCGGCGTGCCCACCTGGTCAGCGCCAACATAGTACGTTGCGCCCCCCTTGTCCATGGCAAAGAGATGTCCGCTGTTATCATAGTGGAAATAGGTAAGGCTACCCGCAGGATCGCGCATGGCCGTGAGCTGGAACGGCTGCCCGAGGTTGCCGTAAAGGTACTGCCAGGTGCCGGTGCTGTTTGTTCGCGCGATCTGTCTTCCCATGCCGTCGTAGGCATAAGTGACGGTTTTGCCGTTGACGCTCGCTTGAACAAGTTCGCCCTGGGCGCTGTATTGGAAGGTGTCGGTGCCACGTTGGATTAACTGGCCGTCGGCGTTGAACTGGTAGGATGTGCCACCCTGCTGGACGAGACGGTCCTGGCTGTCGTAAGTCGACGAGAGCGTTGTGGTGGTAGCCAACTGGTAGGTAGTCCGATTGCCGTTGACGTCGTAGGTGTACTGTTGCTGGGTGACGCCGTTTTGCGCCACTTGCACGAGCTGCCCGTCCGCATCGTAGGTGTACTTCCAGGTGACGGCCGGGTAGCCGGTAACGGTTTCGGTTTTTTGAGAAATATTACCGGTACTGTCGTAGGACAGCTGGAGGGAATAGATGGTCTTGCTGTTTACCGTATGGGTGCGGGTGGCAACACGGCCAAGGGTGTCGTAGGTGACGGCAATGTTCGAGGCCGTATCGCTGATGCCGCTTACCGCTCCGGCAGGGCCGGTGCGGGCAAAGGTAAAGGAGCCTGCGCCGGTAACCAGGCCATCGGTGTCCCTGGTGATTGCGGTTGCAATGTTGTCCGTTCCGCTGGCAAGGTTTATCTGCTTGAGGAGGAAGTTGTTGTCATAGGTGTAGGTGAACTGGCCATTGCTTACCCCGGTGAATGCGTTTCCCGTTACCAGGCTGCCGTCATAGGTGTAGGCAAGCTGTTGTACCGACGAGCCGCCGGCCGGAGTGCGGAGCATGCGGCTGAGCCGGTTGGTCTGGTCGTTGTAGGAGAGGCTGACCGTTGCTTCGGCGTAGACCGTTCCCAGGGGGCGACCGCCGCTATCATAGCCTGCATCCACCGTGCGGCCGCCGGGAAGCGTGGTTCTGGTCCACTCCTGATCAAGGCTGTACTGCCAGGAGTAGGGAGAATTGCCGGGAGGGGTGTAATCACTGCTCAGGTCGATTACCGTATAGCCGAGCTTGTGCACCGCTCCGCTCGGCATGGTGAGTTGGGTGCGGTTGCCGTTGGCATCGTAGGCAAAGCCATAGGTCCGGCCGCTGGGCAGCGTGAGTTGCGTTACCTGGTCGGCATTGTCATAGCTCAACTTGACCATGTTCCCCAGGGCGTCGGTCCGGCTTGCCACCCTTCCCAGCGAGTCATAGACATAGCTGCTTTGCTGGTTTCCCTGCACCATTTGTTGCATCATTCCCCTGGAATCATACGTTATGGTCAGGGGTGAAATGGCCGTATCAAGGGTGAGCGATAGCGGCCGCCCCTGATTGTCGGTGAGAAGCGTTGTTTTCCGGCCTGAAGGGGTGGTGGCGGTGTATGTCAGATGAGATGCGTCGAAGACTTTGGTATAGGCTTTACCGTTGAGGGAAAGCGTGTCGGTTTGAGTGGTCAAATTCAAATTATTGTTCGGATCAAACGTCGCGGTCCGGTTTATGGTGATGGTGCCTGTTAATCCGGATGGGGCCTTGACAGTGGCCGAAGACGGCAGATCCACCAAGGTTCCGAATCGCGGATCGATCCCGGGAGTGACCGAGGTTATCGTTCCATCCGGCAACGTGCTCTGGTTGCTGCCGTTGGTTCTGGTCACTGTCACGCTTTGCGCGCCGGTGGGCGACGTAATGGTTTCGCGCTGGTCGTTGGTAGTGAGATAGTCCGTCAGGTATGTGGTGGTTCTGCCGAGGGCGGTGGACAGAATTTTCTGTTTGGAAGACAGTGTTTTTGTTCCGGTAAGTGCCGTGTATCCACCGGCGGGATTTTCATCGCGGGTAAGAAGGCCGAGGGTGTCGTAGGTGAACGTATGAATGTTTCCCTTCGGGTCGGTATACGTGCTCAGCAGCCCGGTATCCGAATACGTCATCCGGGTCGCTTCGCCTGCCGGATTTGTCAGGCTCGCGAGATAGCCGTCGGCGTTAATCGCGAGAGTGGTGCGTTGACCAAAGGGAGCGACAATGGCCGTAGCATTGCCATTGGCATCCTTTTCGATGGTCGTGATGTTGCCGTCGCCGTCAGTCACCGCGGCGAGTCTGCCGTTTGAATCGTAGCTGAAACCGAATACTGTTGCGCCAGTCAGGGCGTTGAGGGTGCGCTGGTGTTTGCCCGAGCTGTTGAATAGATAGAGCTGGCTGCCGTCATCTGAAGGGATATAAATATCATTGATTGTTAAACTGGGCCAAACAGGTCCGACGCGGCGAATACGGAAATTAGAATAATCAGCAATGTAGATGATTCCGTCTGGACCGACCGCAACACCGAATGGTGTGTAAAACGAAGCGCTGGTCGCAGAGCCGCCGTCGCCACTGTACCCTCCGACGCCATTACCGGCGACTGTCGTGATGATCCCGTCAGGACCGACACGGCGAATACGTAAATTAGCCTGATCAGCAATGTAGATACTTCCGTCCGTCCCGACAGCAACACCACCTGGCCCATAAAGCGAAGCGCTGGTCGCAGGGCCGCCGTCACCGCTGTAACCTCCGGCACCATTGCCGGCCACGGTGGTAATGATACCATTTGGGCCTATTCGACGAATACGGTGATTACCCTCATCGGCAATGTAGATGATTCCGTCTGGCCCGACAGCAACACTACGTGGACCGCTAAACGCAGCGCTGGTACCAAGGCCGCCGTCACCACCATAATCACCATCATAATTACCGCGACCGGCTACGGTAGTGATAATCCCGTCAGCCCTGACACGGCGAATACGGTTATTACCTCTATCAGCAATGTAGATGCTTCCGTCCGGCCCGACCGCAACACCGGTTGGAAAGTAAATCGCAGCGTTGGTAGCAGGGATGCCGTCACCACCACGAAAATAATACGTATCACCATTACCGGCTACGGTAGTGATGATCCCGTCAGGGCTGACACGGCGAATGCGGTTATTACCATAATCAGCAATGTAGATGCTTCCGTCCGGCCCGACCGCAACATCGATTGGATTACTAAACATGGCACTGGTTGCCGGACCGCCGTCGCCACCATAGCCGGCAGTACCATTACCGGCTATGGTGGTCATAACGCCATCTGTCCCCACCCGGAGAATACGGTTACGGTTATAATCAGCAGTGTAGATGCTTCCGTCTGGCCCGACCGCAACACCGGATGGAGTAGAACCTTGCTTATAAGAACCGGCCGCTGTTGTGATGACTGACGCACCAAGCGTTTTTGCAGAGCGCCAACCGCCATCTCCCAACAAGAGCGTTTTGCCGGCAGGGTCGTACACATGATGGCTGTCCAGATCCCAACCACCCAGACCTTGAGAGCGGGCATCGAAATAGCTGCCCACCGAAAGCTGCTCAGCTTGCCAGATAGTGATCTCCCTCTCTTCAAATAAGGCGGAAACAGGGGAACCATAATAGGTGAAGTGACCGAACATCTCGTCGTAGCCACCTAATGGCTTGGCTGTCAGGTAGACAAGGCCATATACATAACCTATGTTCACCTTGAGAGGCTGAGTGCCTTGCATGGTCCTCCCAAAAGCATCCTTGCCATCCCAGGTAAAGGTATAGGTTTGGTTTGTTGCTGCGGAAAAACTTTGCGAAAACCGTCGGCCGGCGAGCTGGATTATGACATCGATTCTTTTGAGGCTTGCCGGAACGCTTGCGCCGCTAATGGGGATGTCCACCGAGCGAGTTGGCGTATAGCCGGGAGCACGGCTGCTTCTGTAGTTCAAGGTAAAGGGCGTGCCGGGTACTCCTATTCGTTCACCCAAGACCTGATTCTCGGCTTCAATGATGGATCCACACTCTTCACATGGATCTTGAGTTTGCGCGATTGCAGGTGGTGGCTGTTTCGGCGCCGTTGCATCCGATGGAGGGCCATAGGGCCAGTTGAAATCCCAGGTGGAAAAATGGGTGACGGGAACTCGCCAGAGTTGTTTCGGAGTTTGGGGATACAGGGTGGCCAGTTGCTGCCGTTCCGTGTCGGTTATGGCAAGGGCGGCCAGTTTGGTTGCATCGCCGGCCTGCCCAGTGCCATCGGTATCAATATCCGCAAGTCCGCCAGTAATGCTCAGGATCTTGATTACCCGGCCATTTTGCGAAGGGATCCATTGGCCTTTGTCGCGATCGTAATATCCGGAGGGCACTGTTTCTCCGGTCGGAAAGCCGATGAAGTTATCCACATAGACATATACCGGCTGACTAAACGTTATCTGTTTGGCCCCGGCGGCTATGGCTTCGTCGGCGCTGAGTTCCACGGCATAGGTATAGCCGCTGGCGGCCGGAAGCGAGGCCGGCATGGTCTTGGGACCGTTGGTGCCCACGGTGTATTCCGTTGCCCTTATGTTCAGGCTGGCTGCTGACTGGGTACTGCCGTCAGACATGACCATCTGGGCGGTGGTGCCTGATGAAAACAGCAGCGTTGCCTGACGGGTACCGGTCGTGTCTGTAACGACAGTGCCCTGATGCACCTGCATCTGAGCGGATGATGAAAAATTAACCGTAGTAACCTGCGTATCAACCGGGATCAGTACCACGTCGGGAAGCCAGGCGTAATCCTGCCAGGGAACAGTGATCTGCCGGTGCGCGGGAAAATAGCCGGTCTTCTCATAGGCGACCGTAAGAGATCCTCCACCATTGACCGCCATGTCGAACATGCCGTCGCTACGGGTATAGGTCTGGCCAAATTCGGGGTGATCCTTGATGGTGATCTTCACACCTGAGAGTGGTTGATTGGTGCGATCAGTGGCCAGGCCGCGTACCACCGCGGCCCGGCGCACCTCGATGGTTCCGGTTGGAACGCCGGTCTGAATCGGGTCGGTCCCGGTGTAGAGAAAAGAGGTGCTGGCGGCGACAGTCGTTGTCACGGTTGTGTCTAATGCAGGGGCGATGGTCTGTGGATCAACGGGAACCGGGATGGTGGTTGCCGGTCCACGGGAGACGATCAGGTTGACGGCGGAACCGGCAGGCGCCTTGGCTGAAGCCAGGGGATACTGGCTGATGACAGTGCCGCTCGTGACACTGGAACTATAGTCGCTGCCAATAGCACCGACGGTCAGACCGGCAGCGGTAATCGCGGTCGCCGCATCGCTCTGGGTGAGGCCGTTTACCTTGGGAACGGTGCTGGTGTTGGCTGCCGGACCGAGTGAAATAACGATGGAAACCGCAGCGCCTGACACAGCAGTGGTTCCGGCTGCCGGGTTCTGGCTGATGACGGTGCCGACAATTGCTGTTGTACTGTTGACTGAGGTGACCGTGCCGAGGGTCAAGCCTTTGGTTGTCAAGGTATTGCCGGCTGCTTGCTGGGTCTGGCCGGTCACATCCGGGACGATGAGCGGCGGCGGTCCGGAAGAGACAACCAGTGCTACGGCTGTTCCGGCGAGGGTGGTGGTTCCTCCTGCCGGATTCTGGCCGATGACGGTACCGGCAGCTGCGGTGGTGCTTGATGTGGTGGTTATGGTACCGGCAACAAGGTTGGCCGCCGCAAGTGCTGCCTGAGCATCTGTTTGCGTCTTGCCGAAGACGTTGGGCACGGTAACAGTGGCAGGGCCGCTGGAAACAACGAGGTTGACCGACGAGCCTTGCACTGCAGTTGCGCTGGCAATGGGGCTTTGGCTGATAACATTGCCGATAGGTACGGTGGTGCTTGAGGCAGTGGTTATGGTACCGACAGTGAGGTTTGCTGCCGTAATTGCTGTCTGTGCATTCGCCTGCGTCATGCCGACGACATTGGGTACCGAAACGGTCGGCAGACCACTCGACACCACGAGGTTGACCACTGAGCCTTGCGACGCGGTTGTACCGGCAGCAGGGGTTTGGCTGATGACGCTGCCGGCAGGTACGGTGGTGCTTGAGGTGGTAGTTATGGTACTGACAGTGAGGTTTGCCGCCGTAATTGCCGTCTGCGCATTCGCCTGTGTCATGCCTACGACATTAGGTACCGAAACGGTTGACTGACCACTCGACACCACGAGGTTGACCGCTGAACCTTGCGACGCCGTTGTACCGGCAACAGGGGTTTGGCTGATGATGGTACCGGCAGGTACGGTGGTGCTTGAGGCGGTAGTTATGGTACCGACAGTGAGATTGGCTGCCGTAATTGCTGTTTGAGCGTTCGCCTGTGTCATGCCGACGACATTGGGAACAGTAGCGGAGTGTGATGCTTTGACTATTGCTATGGTTATGAAGCTTCCCCGTTTGCCTTGAAGCTGAACAGTCAGGACGTTGCGCTTCCGCAACGTCACGTTCCGTTCTATCAGCTTGACACCGTGGTGAAAGTCGGAGGGACCGATGATCTCGTTACCATTCAGGGTTACGGTGGCGCTGGACACGTCATCATCATCTTTGTGTCTATCGCGATCCCTGTCCCTTCCTCTGCTTGGTTCTCTATCCCGATCTCTATGCCTGTCCCGCTCTCCGTTGAACAGCAGCAGGGTATAATTGGAACCCTCAGTGTGGACGGTGAATTTCCGTTTCTCGGTTTCCGGTCTGCCCCTGTCCCGCTCGAATCTCTCTGGTCCAAAGACCGTATGGTGGCCTCTGTCAAAAGATAATGCGTTGTTGAGGAAGAAATGAGGAGCAAAGCCAAGAAGCAGGCCTGCGATCAGAATAACTTTCACGAACTTCATGTAACCCTCCAATAGAAAAGCCTGCCATCGAACAAGAAGGCAGGAACAAAACAGTGCACGCATAGGCACAAAAAAAGCCCACTCCGAAAAAAGGGTGGGCTTTCATGATAGACAAACATCATCCGTCACTTCGACAGCCCCTCTATCCAGTCCATTCTGGATGGTGGCTTTGTGCCACACGGTTACCCGTGCTTTACCCTTTCGGCGACTCGGTATATTTAATTTTAATGAGACGATAAATTAAGAAAATGATTTAAGGTTTGGATGTCTGTCTTGTAAGTGAATAATGTCTTTCTGTCAATATTTTTTTCAAGAAAATATTAGCAATTACAAATATTTGAAATTACTTAAAATACGGGCGAATGTTTTGTATATGGAATTGTTGATTGGATATTTGGGGAAGGACAAAACGAGCAGGAGACACCACTTAAAGATATCTGTCTTTCTTATACTTACACACAGGCCTACATACATTGGGACGTATTCTGTCCAGTCAGCTAAAAAAATTCTTGTTCATTAAAAACATAAATGTTTCAATCCCGTAAACTTAAATCACTATTTATATGTAATACTAAAGTTCTAGTTTTTATTAATGGAGGGACTATGCCGCTCAAGGCTATTCTTGTTTCCGAGATGCTTTCTCGTTACGGATACGCAGGATCTCTGCAAATAGCTCGGTTTCTGAAAGAAGAGAGAGTTCATCACAAAGCATCTTCACAATCCTTGGATCGAAATTCTCAAGCTTCTTCAAAGCATCAAAATATTCCTTCTGCACTTCATCCTGTATAGAAACAATTATTTCACGTTCGTCTATTGCCAGTACTTCGCAGATTTTCCGTATAGATTCTAATTTGGGTACAATAGTTCCTTTTTCCCACCGGCTAATTTGCGAAGCGGGCAATCCAGTCATTTTTGCAAGCTCTTTCTGAGCTAGTCCGTGCTGAATTCTGATTTTTCTTATTTTGCTTCCGATGCTCTCCATTTACCCCTCCAGCTAATTTCTTTCCAAAATTGACACAAGAAATAACATAAAAAACAATATTGACAATTAAAAAATGACAAATGCTAATTTTTTCATTGCGAACCATCACCTGTTATGTTATCAGAATTATCATTTATGTTAATTACGATACAACAAATGACAACAAAAGGAGGTCCTATGGCAAACGCGAATGAGCAAATAACCGTCAAAATAGGAGTGGAAAGAAAGAAGCAATTGATAGCTTTGGGGAAGAAAACCGGGGTTCAGATGTCAAGTCAAATCCGTAAATGGATTTTTGAGAGGCTCGACGAAATTCAACTACAGAAACAAGAAGCCCCGTAAGGAAGCACGACAACACCCACGCCACACTCAAAGCAGACAGCTCCGTTACGTAAGAAAGCAAGCAAAACCATGGCAACCACTCTTGACGATATCGCCGCACTTTTGACCGAGCAAAACAACTTGCTTCGGCAGATGCTCAATGTGTCACCAGTTACGCATGCTGCGCCCTCCCCTGTCCACGAACACCAAATCAGAAAAGCGGCTCAAGCCGACTGGGCGGAAATCATGGCCAAGAAAGCACGGAAGCAATCGAATACAGCGTAGCACAACCAAACATTAGAGAGTGAGCCACCAGAATGAACAGATGTGAGACATACCAAAAACTGGAAAATCTCCAAACCCTGAGAGCTGCATGATTCAGATCAAGGTGGATACTAAACAAGTAACAGCGATGCTGGGAGGGGTCGCAAGGCAGATGCCCTTTGCGATAAGCCTGGGGTTGAATCTGACCGGGCAGGCGGTGAAAGACGCCGAGATTGCGGAGATGAAGCGCTGCTTTGACAGGCCCAGCCCATTCACGCTGAGCAGCCTCCAACTCACGCCCAGCAAGAAGAACAGGCTGGCTGCAAGCGTGTGGTTCAAGGATCCACCAAAGCTCGGCCAGAAGGCTCATTACCTGTTGCCGCAAGTAGATGGCGGCAGGCGTCCTTTGAAGCCATGGGAGGTCAACATGGGCAAGCACTACATCATGCCCGGCAAGTACACGCAACTCGACCAGTACGGCAACCTGGGACGCGGTCAGATCACAAAGCTGCGGTCATTGTATGGCAAGGCGGATATTGCAGGGTTTGATTCTACTACCAAGGCCAAGGGCAAACGATCTCAGTATTTCCTCATCAAACAGACCAAGGGCAGGCTGCTGGCTGGTATCTATGAGCGAGTGCAGGGTGCAGGGGCAGCGGGAAGGATCGGGCGTTACATGCTGGCTCGCAGCTTGGCAAAGAAGAATGGAGTGAAGTTGAAGGATCTGAATTCTCGAACAAAGGCGCTCTATGCCAGGGGCATCAGGCCTGTGGTTATCTTTACTGAGCAGGCACCGAGCTATCGGCAGCGCTTCGACTTCTATGGCATTGCACAACGCACCATCGACAAAGTGCTCATGTCTAATATGCGCACTGCGGTTGAGCAGGCTCTGAAGACGGCGCGTGCCCATCAACCAGGATTGTTCTGATGCCCCCGTCCCCCGAGTATGGGGATAGGCGTAGCAAACCAGGTAATCATACCTGAGACAACGATAAGTAGCCCAAAAACATCAAGTCCGGGCCGCCATGATTTTGACGTCGCGGGTCCTTCCTGCGGCTACTGAGACGAGGGTAATTCGACCCTCTGTATAAAACTCCATATAGTTTTCGGCTTAGCACTGTAATAATGTAATTTACGAGGTTTATCAATGGGTTGCAATAATTTGCCAGTCTTTGACACATCAAGCCTCGGCAGCCAAATAGTCAGAGCATTCGGCATCGGTCATTTCGATGAAACCGTATGCCGCCGTACTTTGCTTCAACTGCTGCGCCCTGCCCCAATCTGCCCCGGCTGTAAGCGCTCCCTCAGCACATCAGAAGTCGAGAAAATGCTGGACGACAAGGATATCCGTTGTGACTGCGGCCGCAAGAGTTCCCCGCGATCCGGCACTGCACTCGAAGGCGTCCACGCCGAATACCGCACCATACTCCTGATCGCCTGCATGTCCTTCTGGGGCATTACTATCAAAGAAACAGCCTCACGCACCGGTGTATCCGTTGACACCGTGCGCCGGGTAATCGAGCGGCTCAAAGTGCCGCATAATTAAGGACCTGAAGCGTGCCTGATTACCACCTTGCCAACTACGATGATGTGCTCGACCAGATGCGCGACTATGGCCTGCTCGTAGAGCACCTCGAAGTAGACACAGCCCGACCAAAACGCTGCAAAGTGGCTGACGACCAATCCCGAGAACAGCGCGGCTGGTACTGGCTTTCCACGTTCCTGATCGACTCCGAGACCTTCATCGTCGGAGCCTACGGCATCTATCGCGGCAACGACAGCGGCAAGCAGACCGTCAAGCTTCCGAAAGAGAAACGGGAACGCCTGACCACCGAGCAGATCGAGGCCCAGAAAGCGCGACACCGGGAGGCGCAGAAACGCGCCGAGCAGGAACGCCAGCGGGAAGCCGACCGAGCCGCCGACCGGGCAAAAAAAGCCTGGGCACAATGCTCTCCGGAGGGAGATAGCGAATACCTGACGCGCAAACAGGTCGGGGCCCATGGCGTGCGTTTCAGCGCTCAAAGCTCAGTCGTCATACCCATGGTTGACGAGCGCGACATGATCCGCGGCCTGCAATTCATTCTCCCCAGGGGACATGAACGGATAGCAAAAACCGGCAGAGACAAGGAATTCTGGCCAAAGGGCTTGCAGACCAGGGGGACATTCCACCTGATCGGACCACCCCCTCGCGACATCCTGCTCATCGCCGAAGGATACGCCACCGGCGCCAGCCTGCACGAAGCCACCGGCTACCCGGTAGCCGTGGTCTGGTCCGCCAACAACATCCTGCCCGCCTGCCTGGCGCTCAAAAGCAAACTGCGCCGGGTACGGTTTCTCATCTGCGCCGATGACGACTGGCTGCAAAAATGCGACGCCTGCAAACTCTACACTCCGGTTGCCTCCCCCGATTGCCAACACTGCGGGCAGCCGCACCGGAAGAGCAACGCCGGAATCATCAGCGCCCAGGCCGCGGCCATCGCCATTAACGGAGCCTGGATCTGCCCCGAGTTCTCCTCTCCCCGGCCAGGCGATAAGAAAGGCCCGACCGACTTCAACGATCTGCACGTTCTGGAATCCCTCGATACAGTAACCCGGCAGATCGAAGCAAAGATTGACCACCTGGACTGGCGGGACACAACGTCCCGGCCGACCATAACCGAGGGGGCGGGGGAAGCGAGAAGCGCCCTCAAGTCAATGCTCACCATCGACGAAGCGGTTGAACGCTTCTCCATGGTCTATGGCGGCAAAGGGACCATGTTCGACCATCAGGAACACATCCTGGTGCCGAAGGCGGACGTGCTTGACATCCTCCCGGAGCACGGCTGGCGCGACATGCGGGCGCACAAGAAAGTAGTCCGGCTGGATGAGGTCGGATTCGACCCCTCCGGCGCCGACAAGCGAGTGCGCTGCAACCTGTGGGGCGGCTGGCCTACAAAACCGAAGAAGGGAAAATGTGACTGTCTTCTTGAACTACTACACTACCTCTGCAGCAACGAAGAACATTCGGACAATATCTTTCGCTGGGTACTCAACTGGATCGCCTATCCCATCCAGCACCCCGGCGCCAAGATGAGCAGTGCGCTGATCTTCCACGGACCGCAGGGCACCGGAAAAAACCTTTTCTTCGAAGCCATCATGGCCATCTACGGCGAATACGGCCGGATCGTCGACCAGGCCGCCATTGAAGACAAGTTCAACGACTGGGCCAGCAAGAAACTGTTTCTCATCGCCGACGAAGTGGTAGCCCGCTCCGAGCTGTTCCATATCAAGAACAAGCTCAAATGTTTCGTCACCGGAGAATGGATCAGGATCAACCCGAAAAACGTTGCCGCCCACGATGAGCGCAACCACGTCAACCTGGTGTTTCTCTCCAACGAAACCCAGCCACTGGTGCTGGAAAAAGACGACCGGCGATACGTGGTGATTCACACCCCGGAAAAACTGGACGAACAATTCTATCTCCAGGTGTGCGACGAAATAAATGCCGGAGGAGTTGCCGCGCTCCACCAGTATCTTCTCGATCTTGACCTGTCGGGATTCAGCCCGCACGCCAAACCGCCCATGACCCGAGCCAAAACCGACCTGATCGAGGTCAGCATGGACAGTGTTTCCAGCTTTATTCGCGACTGGCAGCAGGGAGACATCCCGGACATTCCGTTCTGTCCCTGCCTCGGCACACAGCTTTACACCATTTACCGGCGGCATTGCGACAAAACCGGGGAGCGTTATCCCCGTATCCAGCGGCAATTCATCGGTGACCTGAAGATGATACCCGGCTGGCGCCACGGCCCCGTGACCACCCTGGATTTCACCGGCAGCCGCATCACGCGCAAAATGGTACTCCCTCCGGATGACCTGCTTGCTCCGGGCTATGCCAGAAATCCGAACCAGACACAGGAACAATGGCTGACCGAATGCTTTGACGCCTTCTCTAAGGCTGGAGAATTTACAAAATGATTACGGTTATTACGCCATGATTACGCTTTTGATTACGGGTCAACCCATTGAAAACACGAGATTCTTACGCTTATTACGCTTTTACGTGCGCGCGCATACGCGCGAAGCGAAACAAAAACACACAACAAAAATACTCCTCACGCGCGTATAGACATAGCCGTAATAAGCGTAATAACCGTAATAAAGTAATAATTACAGCACATTACAAATTCAAAAAGCGTAATCAAAAACGTAATCAACCCACTGGAAGCGTAATAAATGGAGCTGACCATGCCGGTAATGGATCTGATCAAGAAAAACAGGAACTATCGGGAGATATCTCCCGGAGAATTCGCCGGTCCCTGCCCCACGTGCGGGGGCGCCCTGCGGCTCAGGATCTGGCCGGATCAGGACCGGTTCAGGTGTAACCATTGCGCACTTGAAGGCAATACCACAGACCTCTGCAACGTACTCGCGCCACAGTCGCCAACAGCCACTTCTGCCCAGGTGTCCCCGGCACCTGATCCCCATTCCCCGGTACCCGTCCCCGGCTTCTGTTGCCGAATCACCACCCCTGACAACCTTGACTACTGGGTCACCGACAAACGTGAGGAGTGGGAACGTCTTTCGGGTGAAGGCGCAATCGTCTTCTCGGCCGGTGAAATACAGCGGATCAGCCGGATGGTGAACCTGGCCGGAGACCGGGCGGGAAAAGTGGCGGAAATGCATCTGGCTGCAAAACGGATATTTCCGGGAACATACGTGAGCACCGTGGAAGATTTGAGATCAACGAAAGGATAAAAAATGGCAACTGCAACCTGGCTCCTCACGGCCCTCTCCCTGATCGGCGTAATCCTCAACACCCATCAGGACCGGCGCTGCTTCTACATCTGGATCGTGACCAACACATCCTGGGCGGCGGTCGATTTTTACAAGGGGATTTACGCTCAGGCAACCATGTTCCTGCTCTATCTGGCGCTCTCCATCTGGGGATTGTTCAAATGGGGCAAAGGGAAACCTTCTTTAACCCAAAACAGTGAACCCTGAACCACAAACCATGACCGAACGCTATCAAAAACTTCTCGAAACCGTTTCCGAACCTGACAAGGCCGAACTCACCCTGGCCGACAATGGCCGGACACAGGCCATGAAAGCCTACCAGGACAAGCCCGGCAAGGCCAGCAAGGATGATTACGATGCCGCGCGGACCATGCTCGAGGAAACCGTCGACCGTCTGTATGCCCGGTATTTCCCCCAGGAAGCACCGACCCCGGAAAACGACCGTTTCAAGAACCGCATCCAGGCGCTGAACTGGCTGCAGGCCCAGGGGTACAAGGTCAGCCAGGGCAAGTTCTACGGCGACTGCAAGGACGGTTTCCCCACCATTCATAAAGACGGGACCCTCAGCCGTTTTCAGGTCATGCAGTACGGCCAGCAGCTTGATATCGAAAAGCGCTCCAACCCGGTGGACTCTCTGGAGCGGGAGCGTGACGAAGCCCGCAAGGTCAAGGCCGAGATGCAGGCCGATGAAATGCGGCGCGAACTTGATAAGAAATGGATTCTGCGCGAAGACGCCGATTCCCACGAAGCTGCTCTCATGGGCATCTTGAAAGAGACCTTCCGCCACCGGGTCTATCTCGATCACTCCCACCTGATCCTTACTGCCGGAGGAGATCCAAACCGGGACAGTGAATTTGCCCTGGCTCTGCAGGGTTTCGTCGATGCAGCATTCAACGATGTGGCGGATGGAAAACGGTTTGAGGTGGAATTCGAGGAAGGTGATTTCGAGGACGAGGAATAAACCATGAACCTTTTACCGGACAGAAAACTTTCGCTTCCCTCCTGGCTGCCTGAGCACCGCCGCCGGTCTCTCTCCGGGCAACGCGTCACTGTCACCATCAGCAAAAGCGTCCGCGCACGGCTTTTGACCAAGGAACGCATTCCGCCCAGCGAATGGAGCGAGAAATACCGCGTCATGGGCAGCGCCGAAAGCTTTGCCGGTCACTGGCGGCGCGATATCGCCCCCCATGCCGTCAAGGTCATGGACCTGTGGGCGCTCCCCTGGGTGCGTGAACTCTGGTTCTGCGGCCCGGACCAGGCCAGCAAGACCAACTGCATGCTCTCCTGCCTCGGCTGGAGCATTGACCGAGACCCCGGCAACATCTTCTACACCGCCAGCGGCGAGGACCCGACGAAAAAGATCCTTTCCGAAAAGCTGATCCCCATGCTGCGCAACTCCCCGGTGCTCGCCCGGCGGCTTTCGCCCAAGGCTGACCACACCGGCCTGGGCATGATCCGCCTTACCCACGGCGTCAACATCTATCCCGCCTGGGCCAACTCCGCGGCAGCCACGGCCACTTTCTCGGCCAAATACACGTTTAACGATGAGGTGGACAAGTGGTCCATGGTCGGCGCCGAAACCGATCCGATTAAGCGTATCCGCAAGCGCGCGAAAAACTTTCCCCTTACCCACAAGCATTTCTTTGCCAGCACTCCGGCCGGGAAATACATCTACAGGGAAATGACGGCCTGCCGTCAGGTGTGGGAATACGCCGGTCGCTGTCCCGACTGCGATGAGCTGGTTGTCATGGATGAAGAGCATTTCACCCTCCCGACAGACGCCACCCGCGAGAGCATTGAGGCCGATCCCGCGGCCATCGAATACGCCTGCAACCACTGCGGTTCCCTCTGGGACGAAACCAAACGCCTCGCCGCCTACCGCACCGGCGACTGGCTCTGCGTCAAAGGCGCCGATGTTGCCCGTCCCTCCAAAGTCGGCGTGCATCTTTCCGGTTTTATTACCCCGGACATGAAGATGGCCGATATCGCCATCACCATTGTCGCTGCACGGGCTGGCGACCTTGCGGCCAGGCGTGACCTGGCGCATGGGGTTAAGGCAGTGGACTACGAGGAAGAAACACAACCGATAGTTTCCGCAGAGGGCATTTTGCGCTTTCGCTCCGAACTTCCGCGCAATCTGGTGCCTCCTGACGCCGCCCGACTGGTTCTTCTGGCCGATACCCAACAGGATAGCTTTTACTATCAGGTTTGGGCCATGGGATATGCACCTGAGATTTCAATGCACATGGTCCGGCATGGTCAGGTCAAATCGTTTGCCGATCTCGAGGGGCTGCTTACGGTGGACTGGAAAGATCATGACGGCCGCGTTTACCGCATTGCCTCCGGACTCATAGACTCCGGCGGTACCCGTCGCGGCTGGCAGAAACACAGCCGTACTGTCGAAGTTTACCAGTGGTGCAGTGGTCATCGCGTTATGATGCCGATCAAAGGCATGCCCGGTCGTAACGGAGAAATGATCGGGTACAAAACCATCGCAACCTATCCCGGCACCAACAAGGCTATCCCCGGTGGTCTCACCCGCGCAAACCTGCGTGTAGATTTTTTCAAGGATGAACTGGAGCGGATCCTTGGCATTGAGCCTGACGACCCGGGCGCGCTTTCGTTTCATTGCGATATCGAGGAGACCTTTGCCAAGCACTACACCACGGAAACCAAAGATGCCGTTGGAGAATGGACGCACAATAAAAGCAAGGGCCGGAATGACTACTTTGACTGCACCGTGTATGCCCTGGCCCTGCGGGAGATGGTGAAACTATCCCCATCCATGCGCCGTCCGGCCCGTAATGGAACAACCGGTAAAACGCAAACCAATATCAAGCCATCCACTTTGCCGAACTGGTTTAGAAACAGGAGATAAGATGAAACAAGAAACTACTGTCATTTATCGCAAACAAGACTTGATCACCATATCCGACGTTGCCCGGAGGTGGGGCGTTTCCAGGCAGAAGGTTTACAACATGATCGACGAAGGGAGGCTGAAGGCATTCCGGTTCGGTTTTTCCAATGCCCTGCATGTTCCACTCGACCAGGTGAGAAAGATGGAGAGAGGGGAGGTTTTTAAAGGGTGATCTATTTTGTTTCGTCAAGATTCATAGGGCGTTCGAAGCTGCACTGACTCCCGAACGCGGACAAATCCGGGCAGGATCATCAAATGTGTGGGGCTCGCCTGACACCCTCCCATTCTTCCACCTCTATGAAAATGTGCAGATTTTTCGAATTATCTATTTACACAATAGGGCAAAAGTTGTGAAAATTGCTGCAAACAAGAACAATATTCCCACCTGAGTCCAATACAAATTTGGTCTTTTAATTTTATTTACTACTCCATAGCCTCTGATACCTATCTCGCCAGTCATCAATGCTCCACATATAATAGAAAATAAGACCACAGAAAATGCCAAGAATGAGTCATACTTTGAAGGTAATTTATCAGACACAAGCACTAGCAACATATATCCCGATAAGGTTATTAGTGGAATTACATAATCAAATAAATTAGACAAAAACCTTTTCTGCACCATAAGCTCCTAAGTTCTTCTTGTTTTCTTCCAACGGCTCTGCTGTTGACTCATCAGCCCAGATTTTTCCGGGCGGCTGGTGTTCAACTATCAGGTTAGATTCTTTTACTTGTTTTGAGTCTCTGCCACTTTTTCTACAGCAGAAGCTAGGCGATCTAGAGTTTCAAGCTGTTTTGAGAGTATTGAGTTTTGATTTTCAATTAGCTCTACACTTCGTCGTTGTGGTGAATCTTTTTTATTCATTTTTTTAATAAAGAAAATCCAAACGCCAATGAGTATAAGCAATGGCAACCAACTCACAAATGTTTCAAGCCATATTGATGTATTATTCTTAGAACTTGAAGAACAAGCTTCACGCTGTTCTGCTGTAACTACGCGAACAGAACTGGAAACGTAAGCTTCTTTTGATTTGGCAGCAACATCAAGTACTCTAAAGCTAACCTCTTGCGAAGGTGGGACAACCACGCCATAAAGCGGTTGAGTGACGGTGTCTATTAATCTCTTTGCTTGATCAAAATATTTAACTTCCAGAACAAGTCTATCAATCCGCATATCTGATAAATTCTTGATAGTGCCTATAGTTGATATATTGCCGTGGCCATCCTCTTTCGAGTAACTAAAGGTCGTGTCAGATATTTTTAGAATATTTCCAGGATTGTCTATGGTGTCCTGATCAGCATAGCCCTTCGAGATAATTGAAATTAAGAGCATCAACATTACAAATAAAACGGTTTTGATTTTCATAAATCTCCTCTTTTTGTACAACGGCTCGAAAATTGACCGACTGTGACCGGTATTATTTTCTGGGAATCACACTTCAAAAAATTTCGTTTTCGTGCTGGCCCCTAAATTTCTTCTGTCTAAATTGATGCGGCCAGTTTGACAAGCTGCGCCTTGTTTGCGCCCATCAGCCCAACTTTGATGCCTTTGCTCCTGATAACGGCGGTAGCTTTGGCGTTGAGATTTAGCAGCAGGATAATGTTGACAAATGGAATTAACATGCAAACAAAAAAAGCCCAATTGGCATGCAGCTTCAACTCATCCGCTAAGCAGTACACAAACACAAATTTTAAAAAAGCGGTTCCTCACACATACCTGTGCAAATTTGATGGCATGGCTAGATCGCCCATGCAGTGATACAAATTAAGTATATAGTTCTTTGCCGTTCTGAATCCGTAGGCTCGGTGACTTATTACCTTGGCCTTGTTGTTGAGACCTTCTGCGATTCCGTTTGAGATCGGCATATCGAAGTAGGTGAGGATGTTGTCCTCATGCCGCCTGATTAGTTTGACGACTTCTTGCATCGGCTTGATCTCTGATTCATCGGCCCATGAGTACCATTGTTGAAGGTACTTGGCAGCGTCCTCTTTTGTCGGTGACTGCCAGAAATCTCTGAAGGACTCCTTGAGCAGATAAGCTCGGTGGATGGTCAGGTTCAGTTTCTCCAGGGTATCCAGCGAAGCCTTCTGCCCATCCGTGAGATTCCAAGGATTTTTGAGCCAGATGTATCTACTGCCGGCAACCAGTTTCTTGTGCTCTTTGCCTTTTTCAGTGATCTCCTGGCGGCGCACCGTATCAACCGCTTCAGTGAGTTTCCTAACGATATGGAACTTATCGAAGACCAATATTGCCTGTGGTGCCTTGGCCTTAACCGCATTGATAAAGGCTGGCCACATATCACAACAGATGCCGAGCAGTTGTTTGGTCCTCTCTGGGCCGAAGAAGCTGAAAAAGGCCTCAAGGCTTTCTATTGAGCGGCCTTCTCCGCTTCAGATGAGTGTTCCGGTTTTAAGGTCATATACATTCGTAAGATAGACATGACCTTTTTGCCGAGAAATCTCATCGATACCGATATGGGTTATTCCCGACAAATCACGGTGAGCCAAACCAAAGGCAACCACATAGGCAACTGCTGTTGCTACTGTACCCCAGGAGCAACCAAACTGTCTGGCAACCTGTTGCCAGGTCAGTTGTCGTGCCCAGGTAGCGATGGTGACAGCAAGTGCTCTGGTGAGACGCTTCTTGCCAGCAGCCCATGGCATCAGTTCAACATGGATGCCGCCACACTCTGAGCAACTGACACGACACGGAGTGTACGTCAGGTTCACTGCGATACCCCAAATCGGCACATGGCGAAAGCGGCGTGCTTGCAAGGTATCGCGATAATCACCGGAAGCCCCGCACACACCACAGCGGGGATGGTAACGGAGATCAGCCTGGATGGTGACGAGTAGTTCGGAATCCTTCTTCTCAACGGATTCGATGCGAAATCCTTGCAACTCGAGTGTCTCGCGGATAAGCTGTTTGACAAGCATGGGTTCCTCTTTCAGATAGAATGGTTGGTCGCGCTTCCATAACTACCTGATGGAACTCATGCTTTTCAATTATTAAAGAACAAAATTACTTACTGATTACCGTGACGAACCAAAAAAGCAATTATTATAAAGACTGGTCGAAATACAAAGTCAACAAAGGAGGCGAGAACCAACCAGATAATAACCCTCTGACTTTTTGCAATTGCAATAACGTTATCATTTGAATATTGCGTCATATATCTTCCTTGTGTGGCTAACGGGAACCACCATTGACTCATCCGGGCAGCTTTTCCGTCCGGTCGGCATCAAACGGTGTGATTGGGAATCGCTTTTTAGATTATTCCCTTTTCAAGGACAGACACCTCTGTTTCCCCTTGTTAGGATGTTTTCAGGTTTTCCCTTTTGCTTTTCCTTGATGGGGGCGGGATTTCATTATCAATGTATGCGTTCATAACCTTATCCCCCCAAGACGTAGCATAATCTTCTCTAATCGGGGAATTATGGATCATTTGATAGTAGTATTTAAGAATGCGGCTAATGGCAGCAATAACAGTGGGGTATGCCACATCTTCCCCTTCATCTCTTAGATTTTTATCGAACGATTTTACAGCGATTTCTCCTATAACAGATTCAGCACCACTTGAATTTTGCCAAAATCTGAGAGCGCATTCTGTACCATCGAAATCAATTAGGACTTGCTTGTATATGAGCCTGATTTCAAGCGGGTTTGGAAACTCATAATATTTTCGAAGCCACTTTTCAAAGTAGGATATCTCTTTTTTCAAATCAGGATTCACATCGCCTATATATTTAAAGGATAAACTCATATTTCCTAAACTCCCCATGGAGCTGAGGGTGTGCGGGTTTTCACTGCACCGCCCGATGTTTGGCTACTCAGGTTTCTTGAATTCGATTCTCTTTAGGTAACGGAATCTTTACCTGTGATTATTGCCCAAACCTGCTCCCCAAACACTTCAAGTCGTCCATTTGGTGGAAAATCTGTTTGCCCAAGAATCTTTCTGTCCTGCATCAACTCAACGATGTCCTAGTCATTACGTGTGCAGTTGGCGGATTTCTCTTCTGTCTTTTTCTCTTCGCAACTCGTAAATTGACTGTCATATGTGCATCGCGTTGTATGTTAGTGAATGGAGAGGGATGACATCGACAAGTCGCACTGCACAAACGCCTAGTATGAGTGTTGCAATCAAGACTGCTATCCATTTTGATCGTCGCATATTCATCTCTTTTTGCCTAACGCCACAAGCCTGACTGGGGCGGGTTTATCTCCCCGGTCTTGACGCGAGTTGGACATCTTCGTCAATGTTTAGCTCTGGCACCTAACTCTGTCACGCCCCTCTCCTTCTTGAAGCGTATTGCATCTGGCAATGCCGATTCAGGGTTCTTGCCATCCCAGCCAAATTCAAACGTCTTCTGTTGTCCTTTGTAGGTAAATGACAAAGTAATTATCCCGTTTCCGATCCTTGCCGATGCCCAATTAAAGGCAGAACCATCATCGAGAATACACCCTTGAAATAAATCTCCTACCAAACGCTCTGCTGTGCGCTTCTCATCTTCCCAAGAAAAGTCTGTCAGGGTTCTCTCTATGAGACTGTCATAGTCACGCGCGGCAAAGAATAGAAACAGTCCGTCTCGTGTTGTCCACACGACTCCGGATCCTTTACGTGCAACATCCACTATTACGTCACAACACCCCACGCAACCGCAGTCGCAGCGTCCGACCAAGAGTCTACCGCCATGCAGGAGAGAATCCTGCGCAAAGAACTTAGGGGGATCTATCCCAAGGCTGTCATCACCAAGCCAGTCCTCCCCATCAACAACAACTCGCACCTGATGGTCATTCGAACTGGGGCTTGGTTCTATTCTGAATTCCAGTTTATTCATCTCTTGCCTGCCAAACGGTTTAAAAAATCACCTGACGGCTTTTGGTCAGATGCATCGTCCCCGCTGGGTCCGGTATTTAATTCAGCCTCTTCGGCCTTCAATCGCCATTGTTCAGCAACTAGAGACTCCTCGTCAATTCCATCAATAGGCCGATTAAGCTCAAGAATTGATTGGGCTTGGTAGTCTGTGAATAAATATTTTTCGACCAGATGCTTTTTGGGATCTTCTTCTGTATCAATGATTTCAATAATTTTACCCGCGGCCCGTCGTGCCTTTAAAAGGCCTTCAATAATGTGCTGTCTCCACAAATTGATTTGTATGCGTTTTTCAGTATTTGCTTCAGTCATGAGGTTCATCTTTCATTGGCATAGCGTTTTTGTTTTTGTCCTGATGGGCGAGATTGTATGTATGTTTACAAATTCAGAAAAATGACTCTACGAGATCAGGCATTAACACGAAAAGTATTCCTAAACATATTGCCAATAATGAAGCAACTCTAGCTGTCCATCCTGTTAAATAGCCATTTGCTGGGCGCCCTTCCCATCCGAATGGGACACGCCCCCGGCGAAACATTTGTATTCCAAAAATAATTTCAGCAAGCCCAAGAACGCGGATGCCGACAATACGTTCATAAAAAAACGCGAATACACACACTGCGAAAACGAAGAAACCCCAGACGTTATCATTCATTTTGTTATCACCCAACGGTTCAGCCGGGACCCGACGCAGCTTTATCTCGAACGGAGCTACTGGCCGGACCTCATTTTCTCATCGGCCATTCTGGCCTGTGCGATTACCTCGTGAGCTTTATGGAATAGGGGCGATAGTGGCAGGCGGTTATTGCCTAAATCGTTTTCATTTGATTCCACTGTGAGAATGCCGTTCGATGTGAGGAAATAGAAACGCGTGTTGCCCTGGGAGGGAAGTGGAAAAGTCTTCGTAGGCAATGCTTGGCCAAGAAATTGGTTGGAAAAGGTCAAAAACTCGCTACTTGCTTTTCTGGGACCTTCATGTTGGCCAACTCCAATAATTCCGCCGCCATTGCTGAAGTAGAGGCTAACTGTGCCGTCGGCGAGAGTAACCAAAGTGGCAACCGCTTCAGGATATCCGGTCTCCATGACAACGCCCCATACGCTATTTGAACGTGATGGGGTTACTCCAATTTTTGATGGATCGAGTAGGAATACTTGTTGTCTGAGGTTTCGATAAATGTCTGCTGTCTTGTAATGATTTGTGTCTGGCTTATTGCAACCGAAGATGCCTAAAATCGATCCCAAAAAACTTGCCATTACGATTCCTCTTTTCATGATATCTCTTTTTATAATTAACGTTTTTGCGCTTGACCTGCCGGGGCAGTATACCCGGTTATAGTCTGAGCGCCTGGATAACTGCCTGACACTTAAGAACATCTATTTTCTTCTTCGCTTCATTCTCTGATAAATAGCAATGGCAATTAAAACCGCTGCCACAGCACACCAAGAACAAAACGATAAAAGTTCGGATCAATGCCGAATGATCGGACTACTCCGTCTTCCCATTTAATTATCTCATGGGCAAAGACGTAGCGAACTAGGATGAGTATGATCATCGCTACGATCAAAACTTCTACTGGGTAAATCACTTTTTATCGTTGGGTTTTAAATTCATTCTTTAATCCAGCCGTTATTGCCCAGACCTCACCATCCACTCAAACTGGATATCTAAGTATGCGCACATTAAAACAAAAGACGCTTCGTGAAGCGATTCCCCGGGTATCCACATACGTATTACGTATCTTTATAATTAGAAATAATGAAAAACAAGGGTAAATCGCATCATTAAACAAAATGTTTCATTTCGTGTAATGCCGATCCATCATTGTTGCCGGTTACAGACGCTCTGCCTCCAGTGTCCTGTCAAATCTGTCAAAAAGTGTCTTATCTGTCCAACTTGTAAAATAACGTAACTTCCGTCTCACCACTCCGCCATGGATGTGCCATGCTTCGCGCATGGCAATCACCTCCCTCTACACAGACGCGGAACTAAGCGAACTTATCGCCGCCTACAAAAAGGCCCTGCTCGATCTCGCCCAGGGAAAGCGGATCCGTTTTTCCTCTGCCGGGTCCGATCACGAATTCGAGCCGCAGGACATCGAAAGCGTTCAAAAAGCCCTCGACTATTTCCAATCCCAGAAAGCCAAAAACGCCGGGCTTACCGGTCCCCAGTTTCTTTCCGCGAGGCCCAGACGATGACAAGTCCCGGTTGCCGCATACGCCGCAGCTACCTCTCGCCACGCGCACAGGCCGCCATGCTGCCCGGAATGCAGGGATCCGCCTTCACCCGCACTGCCGGTTCCGCAGGCGGCACGTTCTCCAACTGGTCGCCCCGTCGCCTGACATGGACAGAGGAGGGTCGCCAGCGCGAACGCATCGTCGAACGTGCCAACGACATTGCCGCCAATAACGCCCACGGCGCCAGCCTGATCGATTCCATCGCCATCAACACCGTTGGTACCGGGCTCTGGCCGCAAGCCAAACCCAACTGGAAGCGCCTGGGCATCACGGAAGAACAGGCCCAGAACATTGCCGAAACCATGGAATGGGAGTTCGAACAGTTCACCCGCACCTCCGACGCCTCCGCCCCCAGCGCCGAAACAGCTACCTGCAATTTTTACGGCCAGCAATTTCAAAACATCTATTCCATGCTGGTCAATGGCGAGTTCCTCAACCTCCCGCTCATGATGGACGACCCGACGCGGCGCTACTCATTGGCCCTGCAAGCGGTTGATCCGGTTCGCCTGCGCACTCCCCTGGCCTACATCGGAGCCACCGACGTGCGTGACGGCATCCGCTTGGGCAAAAACGGGCAGCCTGTGGGGTATCTGCTGGCCGATCCCGAGGACGGGCGCCTGTCCACCTCCCTCGACCTGCGCAGCTTCCGCGAACTTCCTCCCCGTGCCGGACACCGCCCGGTAGTAATCCACCGTTTCCACAAGAAAAACCCCGAACAGGTACGCGGCGTTTCGATCCTGGCACCGGCCATGAAGTTCTTCCGCGACATGAACGACTATCTGGATTTCGAGCTGGTAGGAGCCATTATCGCTGCCAGTTTCCCGGTATTCATCCAGAAGTCACCCGATTTTGACGCCGTGACCAGGCACGGAAGCGAGCCGACCGTCACCGATCCAACCCGGTATCAGGAAGTGTCCCCGGGTGTCATGTACGGCAACCCGGGAGAAGAGCCGCATGTATTGTCCAATCCCCGGCCCGGCGGATCGTTCGGCGTCTTCGTCGAAACCATCCTGCGCGCCGTGGGAGCTGCTGCAGGCATGCCCTATGAAGTCATTGCCAAAGACTTCAGCAAAACCAATTACAGCAGCGCCCGTGCAGCACTTGAAGAAGCATGGCGCGTATTCGGCATGTACCAGGACTGGCTGGTTACCTATTTCTGCCAAATCATCTGGGAAATGGTCTGGGAAGAAGCATGGCTGCGCGGGTACATCAAACTGCCTGCCGGAGCCCCGGACTTTTACGCCGCCAGAGCCGAATGGACCGCCGCAACCTGGATCGTTCCCGAACGGACCAACCTGGATCCGGTCAAGGAAATCACCGCAGCCATTCTGGCCAAGAACAACAACATGGGCACCGATGCCGACTTCGCCGCCAAGCGCGGCAAAGACTGGGAAGCGATCTATGAACAGCGTTCCCGCGAAATCAAAAAGGCCAGGGAACTCGAGCTTCCGGATGCCGCGGGAGCACAAAAACAGACCGTAGCCAACAAAACAGCGCCCGAGGAACAAGCATGAGAAACCTGCACCTTGCCGAACTACTGTTCAACCGACCGCTGATGATTTCAGAGGGCAAACTCAACGTGATCCTGCATGCCTTGGGGCCGCGGTTCAACCTCGACATGGCCGCCATTCCGGTTGCCGATATGGCGCAGATCAGCGAGCAGGAGCGCAAGCGGGCCGGATACAACACTTCAAATGGCATCGGCATTATCGGCATCTACGGCCCGCTGATGCACCGCGTCATGGCGTCGGATTATCCCAGCGGCGGTCCTACAACTTACGCTGATATCCGTAGAGCCTTTGACTTGGCCATGGCCGATGACTCCGTTCAGTCCATCGTGCTGGACATGGATTCTCCCGGCGGCGAAGTTCACGGAGCATTCGATCTGGCTGACCATATCTTCCAGTCGCGGGGCAAAAAGCCGATTACCGCCGTGGTTAACGAATCCGCTTACAGCGCGGCTTACCTGCTGGCTTCGGCCGCCGACCGCATTGTTATTCCCCGTACCGGCGGGGCTGGCTCCATCGGAGTCATTGCGACCCATGCCGACTTCAGCCGAGCCGAGGATGCCGCCGGTATTACCGTCACTCATATTTTTGCCGGTTCCCGCAAAGCCGATTTTTCCCCGCATCAACCGTTGGGAGATGATGCTTTCGCGTCTCTGCAAGGCATGGTCAACGATACCTATGAGATGTTCGCCGAGACCGTCGCCCGTAACCGAAAAATGTCGGTTAAAGCAGTCAAAGACACCGATGCAGGCATATTCGAGGGCAAGAAAGCAGTATCAGCAGGCTTGGCCGATGAAGTTGCACCTGCCGACAAGGCTATAGCCAACAGCCGAGGCAAAAACAAAGGATTTGTCACCGCCACCAGACAGGCAATCACAACCAGTAAGGAGAAGAAGCATATGACCACCCAAGAACTGAGAGAGAACCACCCCGATCTGGTGGCGCACATCGAAAGCGAAGCCAGACAGGGCATGATCAGCCAAGCTGAAGCGGCAACATCCGCAACCGCAGCGGCCGCAGCCGAACAGACCAGAATATGTGCTCTGGTATCCGCCGCATTTGGCGAAGAGCCGGGCCAGAAGCTGGCAGCCGTAGCCGCCAAAGGCCTTACCGCCGAGGATGTTACAACCCTGGGCATCACCTTTGCCGCCGCAGCCCCTGAAACCGGATCTGACGAAGCCAGCCGTACGTCGATTCTGAACGCACTGCACCAGGTTGCACCTGCAGGCCTCAGGGGAGTCCAACCGGCAGGAGGCGAAGCTGCCGAGCGCACCGCCGCTGTCAGTGCAATAGCCGCGGGTGGCAGCGCCAAACGGTAATCAAGCGAACTACACATTAATGGAGGCATAAATCATGAGTGAAACTTTTACCCCCGATAAGCTGCTGGCCGGAGATTATCCGGTCGTTACCGATATCGTCACCATCGATACCGGCATACTCACACGCGGTACCTGCCTGGGCAAGATCACCGCAACCGGCAAATACGTCATCTGCAACAGCGCCAACTCCGATGGATCTCAGAACCCTGTTGCAATCCTGGCCGAAAAAGCCGATGCCAGCTCAGCCGACGTGCAGGCCACTGTATACCTGTCCGGCGCATTCAACCAGGCCGCCGTAACCTTCGGCGGCACCGATACGGCGGACACTCACCGGGTGGCCCTGCGCAACCTCAACATCTACCTGAAAAAAGCGGCCTAAACCGCTACAAAATTTTGGTTTAAGGAGACGACACCATGATTGATATTTTCGATACCCGTACCATGCTGGAGGCGGTTGAGCAGATGCACCGTCCTGCCCGATGGCTGCGCGATACTTTTTTCCCGGCCGACACTCCTGCTGACACCGAAGCTCTTGATGTCGATATCGTCAAGGGAGGCCGCAAGCTGGCGCCGTTCTGCTCTCCTCTTGCGGAAGGGAAAGTTATTCCCGGCGCCGGGTTCACAACCCAGACATTGAAACCGGGTTATATCAAGCCGAAGCGCCCCACAACTGCGGCGGATCTGCTGACCCGGCTTCCCGGTCAGACCATCTATTCCGGCGGCCAAACCATTGAACAGCGTGCACAGATCAAGTTGGGCAAGGATCTGGCCGACCTGATGGACACCATCGACCGCCGTGAGGAATGGATGGCGGCCAGCGCTCTGGATCTCGGGACAATCACCATGACCATCAAGGGGGAAACCGGCGATAAAACCGTGCTGGTCGATTTCCAGATGGATTCAACCCACAAGATCACTCTGACCGGCACTGATCTCTGGTCCGATGCTGCTTCCGATCCCTTGGCGAAACTGTCGTCAATTGCCCAGATCATCCGCAAGGATTCGGGGGTATCCCCCAATGTGCTTGTGCTGGGTTCCGATGCCGCCGCAGCGTTTGTTGGAAATGCCAAAGTCCAGAAGTACATGGATATGAGAGCCGTTGATGTGGGTGAAATCAAACCGATGGAACTCCCCGAGGGCGTGACCTATATCGGCCGCATCCGTTATCCCGGCCTGTTCGTTGATGTCTACAGCTATGACCAGTGGTACGAGCATGAAGATACCGGAGTGCTTACTCCAATGGTTCCGGCTAAAAAAGCATGGCTCGGCTCTACCAACTCCGCCAACCGCACACAGTATGCCGTCATTCAGGATATCCAGGCTATTGAAGGCGGTCAGGCTGCAGTCTCGCGTTTTCCGAAATCATGGGTAACAGACGATCCTGCCGTGCGCTGGCTGATGGTCCAGGCCGCTCCGCTGCCTACCATGAAGCAGCCGGACGCATTTGCATCGATCACCGTATTGTCGTAAGTCGTCAGGGGCGGACGCGTTCCACCCCATCTCAGAAAGGACCACACATGGCAAAGACCGTAAAAATACAGGTTATCTCCGGGAGCATCCACTACGGGAACGACATACATCTTCCGGGAAAGCAATTCGACTGTGATCCCAAAGAGGCAAAGCGCCTGGTTGATATGAAAGTGGCCTTTTATCCGGTTGCGACTGACAGTAAACCTGTTGTGACACAGGTTGATAATTCGGCTCTACTGGACGCCATCGCTGCTGCTAACTCTCCTGAGGCATTGGCTGCACTGATGCCTGAAACCGAGCCTGAAGATGAAATCAAGGCTGCTTTCGAAGCTCGCATGGCTGAACTGGAGAAATAGAGGCCATGGGTTTTCACGAGATGATCGCCATTGCCAACCGGGCTGAACAGAAAGCCTTTGGTGAACCGCAAGGAGCAAACTTGATTTTCAAGTCCTCCCGTATACCGGTTGAAGGCATTTACTTGGTAACCCCAGGCGGCGTCTCTCCCCTGGATGGCCGGACCATTCTTCCCGGCACTTATTTTTCATGTCTCGCAACTGACGTAATCGGAGTTGGCCCCGGCTGGTACGTCGATGTCAAGAATCAGGTCCTGCCCGTTATCGCCGCCGTGCCTGACGGTATGGGCAGAGTCGAACTCTATCTCGGAGATCCGGAATGAACGAAATCCAGCTTGTAGATGCCATAACTGCCCGGCTGAAATCGCTGTTGCCAACAGCCATGCAGAACAGCGTGGTTCCGTTCCCATCAAAACCCGAAAGCATCACCGGCGATATCGTCAAGGTACAACATCCGCGGGGATTGTATTCGGTACGCTATATGGAGTCCGAAGCCGCCAGCGGAGCGGAAACCATCATCACCGGCGTGTACATCTTCGCTCTCAACCCGGAGATGGAAAGCAGGCTGGCAAGGGCTGCAAAAATCATCGTCAATGGTTACTTGTTGCCGGGGATTTCTCAGCGTGGGTTCGAATTACACAAAGACGAACCGGTCGTGCAGGAAAACGGCGTCATGGTGCGGGTAGTATCATTCCGCTGCACCGTGCCCTCGGTCAAAGTAGCTGAAACCGGTATCCCGGCGGCCATAGCCGCCCTGAATCTATAACCACAACAAGGAGCACATATCATGTCACAGGGAGCACTCAAGGAAACCGAATATTTCATGCCGCAAGGCCGCTTGATGATGGCCGAACGGGATTCCACCACCGGCAACCCGCTGGGATTTACCCACCTGGGCAATGCCGTCAACATCAAAGCGGCACTTACCACCAACACCATCGACAAAAAGGAAGCCATGACCGGACAATTCGGCCTTCTCGCCCAGTTCGAGACCGAACGTGGCTGCACATTCTCTTTCGATCTGGAGAGTTTCAGTAAGGAAAACCTCGCAATCGGATTGCGTGCGAATGTTACCGATATCACCGGCGGCACCGCAACCGATGTCGCTATCAAGGTCTACAAGGGCAAGGAAATCAACTTGCCGCATATCCGTTGCAGTTCGGTAACGCTCAAGTCAGTCAATGGCACAACCACCTACGATTCCGGCACCGACTACATCGCCTATGACAACAGCATCGCCATTCCCGCCACGGGAGATATCGCGACATTGGACACCGGAGCCGGGGTGGATCTGCATGTCAGCTATACCTATGCCACACAGTCCAGAATCGACGTCTTTACCGCTGCCAAGAAAAACTACTGGTTCTGGCTCGATGCGCTCGATGTCGCCCAGGAAAGCGAAATTATCGGCATCCATTTCTTCAAGGTCACACCGAGCGTCTTGAAAGAGCTTTTGCTGATCTCCGACCAGCCCGGCACCATGAGCATCGAGGGCGCCTGTATGCTGGACTCCACCCGGACGTCGGGCAGCAAGTACATGCAGATCATCAAGTAAGAGCCTTGAGGGAGACTGGAATGCCGGAAGAGCGCCGCCAACGCACCTTAACAAAGCACGACCTGGAAGACTTGTCGGAACTCATACAAAAACATCAGGTCTGTTCGCTGAACCTCAATCCGGATGTGGCCAAGGCTCTGAACGCATTGACGCCCGAGCAGATCGGCATCCTCCGGCGAATCATGAGCATCATGGGAAGTGCCGCCAGCATTATCGGCGGCACGATCCTGGTTGCCGTCGTTGGCGTGCTGATCGCCATTTTCACCAAAGGATTCTGGTCAACCATCGCAAGCGGAATCAAAAAAAGCGCAGGCTGAATAGCCATGAAAGGAGCCGACATGAAGTACCTACGGCTCAAAATCAATGTCGCAACATTCGTTGTTTGTCTGGTTGTCTGGGTCGCGCTCGGTTTGGCAATGGCATGGCCCGGCTATACCCTGCCACTGGAACTTAAAACCCTCTTCGCGACCATTACCGGCGTAATCATCAACACCTTAACCGGATTCGAGAAAGGAGCCGACGATGAAAACAAAATTCCTGCTGTCCCTGATGTTGCTGGGCCTTAGCGCCTGCGCCTCAACAGGAAAAAATATCAACAACAATGATGCAGACCGGATTGATGCCATCCTGACCGCTGCACAACAGGTCAACACGGTTTCCGGTATCATCCTTGACGGAGCCGGTCCTCTGGCGGTCACCGGCATCTGCGTGGCACAGCCCCCACACTGCGCTGCCGCCAAAGCAGCGCTGACGTTGGCCCACGGCACTCATGACGAAATTACCCGGCTCATCTCAGCTGCCGACGCCGCCCATGCCGCTCCGGACGGTACGCAATTAGTGACCCTCGGCGAAAAATTCGCTGCTGAAATGGGAAACATCAATACGCTTGTAGCCGCGTACGGCGGGATGCCCGTGGATATCACGACATACCGTTCCGTCCTCACCAGACTCCAAACCGGGACATCTCCCACACCTGACTAAGACACCATGGGCGCACAACAACTGATAGCCAACAACGGCAACATCATTGCCGACGCAATCATATCCGCATCCGCCGTCATGCCGTCCGACGTCATCAAGCGGACAGGCATGACACGTTCAGGCATCGGCATTGCCTCGTTAACCGGTTCCTATACCGGCAGTGATGATGCCACCTATCGGTTGGTCTATCACGCCGACGCCGCCCAGCCCGGCTCCGCATCCGCCCCGGTATTCTCCGGCGTGGGTTCAGGATCTCTTGCCATTCAGTCCGCCAATATCCCGGCACAGGAAGTCACCGTCACCCTGCTTACCGCCGCTGATGCCGGATCGTCAGCAGAATGCGCCATCGGTACGGATGCCGTAAAAGCGGTTGCAACCGGGGCGACCGGCAACCGGATACGAATCGAGGTCAGCCGGGCCGGTTTGACCGTTACCGATAGCGGACACACAACCCTGGAAGCCATAGCTGCAGATGCCGACACCTTGACTCCCGCCCTCTGGAATATCACCGGCATCATCACCACCACCGACCTTTCCAGCAACGTGCCGACCGATGCTCCCCGTATCCGCTTCGGTTCCGATCCGGTCATCTATCGTGTCGTGCGAGACTACAGCAGCGGTTCGGCAACGGTCACACTCAGTCCGGCAACCGAACGCGAGATACCAATCGGGACACCAATTTATGTTGTGACCGGCACCTACACCATCACCGTCACCGGAGTCGGCATGGGTACAGCCGGAGCGGATATCGTCGAGGCCTATACCGGCATCACCACCGGCTACGACCTGCTGCGCGCCTTGATGGATTCCGCGCTGATCCGCCCGGCATACACGCCGTCTCCGGTTACCACCATCAATGGTAATGCCGTAACCGATCTGCCCGTCATCACCAGCGCCCACGCGCTGATCACCTCGGCCACCAGTGCCGATATCCGTCCTGCCGATCTGACGGCGCGCTCCACAGCCACCGCAGAAATAATCATCGTGCAGAGCAAAGGCAACGGCGCCTGGAGCGTCACCGGCACGGTATCCGGCGCTCTATCCGATGCACAGGAAGGGATAAGCTACGCATCGACAGCCGGCCCCATAACTTTCACCATTCCAAAAAAGAAAGTGACCACAAGCAGCAGCATCGACCCGGTATACATTTCAGGTGTCAGTTTCGCGACCAGGGAAGAGTCTGTCGCATTGCCGAACATCTGCATTCAGGGGAAACTCGGAATCAACGCCAAGGCGACCAGCATAACAGCCGTCTACACAAAACGCACGGTAATCGCGGATTGCGACTGCCCAACATCAATAGCCGGTTTCAGCAACAGTTGTCTGGGACTCACAACAGGAGGTAACGACATGGCACTTGACCCGGCCTACCGGTCGCGATTGGTAGACCTCTACACATGGCAAAAAAGCGTCATCAACATAAATGCTAACATCAATAATCTTGTCGCCACAAAAACAACGACATACGTAGCGGAATACTCACGAGCGGCGAATAGTCTTGATTGGGTAGCCACTGATAAGAGATACCCCACTACTGCGTCCGCTGCTGAATATCGTGGGAGTGCATGGATTGGGGCTATTGAGCCTGTTGCTCAGATTACCCTCGCTGACCAACTGCAACACGCTCACCCCACTACCAGCACCAGCGAGACGTATGCTGGGATTATCTTTTGGTCTAGCCCGGTGCCGGGCATCGACGGCAATGACATCGATCTCTGCAATACCGTGACAGGATATCTGGCCGAATGTCTGGCGAAGGTCTACACCGACACTGCAGGCCTGGCCGCCTGGGATTCCCTTTTTACCTCGACCAAGACGGAGCTTGCCAAACTCGACACCATCAAGCTGATTTCGGCGGCTCCCGACGCGTACCTTTCCGGATTCGTCTCAAGCTGTAATGTGGTCCTGGCAACTGCGGGGATAGTGCCGGGGGAGTCTGACACCGCCAGCGGAACAGCATCGACCGGCTGTTGGCGGAATGATGACGATGCTGAGTATTATTGGGTACTCAGCGACGGTTATGCACCTGCGTTCACCGGAGTGAAGTATTACTCAGCGCTCTCCGGAACGTACGAAAACACCAAAGAATTTGCCTTTGAGATCGAATGCTCCTGCCCCGGTTTGCTGGTGGCTGGCGACACCATTACCATCCAGATCGGGGCGGGACTGGCTGAAAACTGCTGGAACAGTAACAACTCGTTCGTCGTCGCCACCATCCCGGCCACGCCACTGAGTGCGACCGGCGGTAAAAACGCCGACGACACCGAAACCTGGGCGGTATCGGGTACCGGAGCCACCGCCGCCCTTGCGGATTTCACGGCCACGTCCGCAAACCGGATCTACAATTCCGACGGACTGACGTTCACATTGACCGCCGGAGGTATCCCCTTCGCTGTCGGCGACCGGTTCACCTTCAGTGTTCAGCGGGGACATTTCACCTGGTTCAAGAACGGTGTCGAAATGGGCACCGGCTCGCTTGCCGGAACAACAACGCTCGACAGCGGCCTGTCGGCAACCTGGACGCCCGGGGCGGCTCCGGCATTTGTCGAGGGGGACAGTTTCAGCTTCACCGCCCAACAGCCCCATGCAGCCGGCGGGATCGCCACACCCAACGAATCGGGATGGCACTGGACCGGCGCCGGAGTATTGACCATAACCCTTTCGTCCATGAAGTCCTTATCGTCCCTTGCTCTCTGGCACAACCTGGCTGATGTCACCATTGAGACAACAGCCGACGGCTCGACCTGGGCCGCCCTTCCCTGGCCTGTCACTCTTCGCTCTCCGCTGACGGTCCTGTCCGGCGATGCAATCACCGTCAAGGGCATCCGGATCACCAGCACCGCATCCGGCTCCATCCGCTGGCTCTGGGCCGGTATCCCTTTCGCTCCCGAATACTCAGCGGCGGTCAGGTTGCGCCATCTGTTCGATATGACCCGGGCGCGAACATCGGGAGCATCGGCCATGTTGGGTGAAGGTACGGGCGCAAGCGTGGAATGGGATGTTCTGACCCCCGATGACGCCGATACACTCAAAACCATGGTGCGCGGCGTCAAAACCGGCGGCGATGAAACCATCATCATGATCCCGCAGCGCAACCACCCCGAGGAGGCGTTCCTGTGCCGCATCGATAACGACAGCCTCGAGCTGGACGATGTGCTGGAGTTCCAGCCGGACGACATCAGTCACCGGATCATTTCCGCCGGCCTGGAGTTGACCCCCGAATGGCTCTGACCGTTACCATATTCACGACTCCGGCAATCACGGCAACCCAGCCGGGCAACCTGATCGGCATATCCGGCATTACCGCCGAACTGTCCCCCGGTGCGGAAAACGCGAACTGCAGCATATCCCTCGATAACGGGGACGGCCGGTATAGCGAGTTGTTCGCCTCCCCTCCCCTGGGCGTGACCTGTAGCGTGTCGGATTCCGACGGCACCCTGTTCGAGGGAGTCATTACCAGCATTTCGCTGGGCGCTACCTGTGAGCTGGAGGTGGAATCATGATCTCCACCGCCCTTTCCGGCCTGGTTCCCCTTCGCAAAACAACCGTCTGGGGCAAGTACGCCAACATCACGACGATTCCCCGCCTGTACAATCTGGTTACCGTCGACGCCATTCCCTACGATACCGGCGACCGTAACTTCGTGGTTGCGGATCATCCCATAACGGGAGTCGTCACCGTCAAAATAGATGGCGTGAAGACAACAGCCTACAGCCTGGTTCACCAGCCGGACTCAACCGGAAAAACCATTGCCTTCATCAAACTAGGAAAAACGATTGATCTCACCAAGTCGAAGGTGACCGTCACACTCAAGGGCATGCTGCACCCGGTCACCGGCAAAATGATGACCAACCCGGCGGACATCGCCTGGGATCTACTGCAATGGACCACCGGCAAAACCATCGACCGCAGCCGCTTCGCTTTATTCGCAACCGCCTGCGATGCAGCAGGCCTGGAAGCGGGTGGCGCGGTAAAAGACGGTACCCAGACCATGCGGGCGCTGCTCGACTCCATTATGGACAGTTGCCTGTCGACCTGGAGCGGCGGCATGGACGGTTTCGGGCTGGTGTGCGGCGCCGTTGGAGATGGGTTCACCACCACCATTCACCCCACGCAGATCAGCGCCAAAACCCGGCTCTCCGATATCGCCACAATCGTAACGGTCAACTACGGCTATGACTGGGCGGCATCCGATTACATCGGCAGCGTCACCTATACCGCACCCGAACAGGTCAAGCAGTACGGAGAGATTGAAACGACCATCGATGCGCCGTACTGCCCGACCGGCCGGCAGGCAAGCCGCATTGCGGCCTATTGGTGCGCCCGGCTGGCCATCCCGCACTGGTCGACGGTAGTGACCTGCGACCGGTCGGCAGCAGGGGTGACATTGGGCGACAGGATCAGCGCTACACATCCGCAGCTTCCGGTAGCCGCCAGCGATGTCGTGGTTACCCGCCGCGAGTACAGCCCGGCCAGCGGAGAAGTTCTTTTGACTATTGATCTGCCGTCCGGATCATTGCCGTCCGTCGCCCTGACCGGATCCAGCGGACGCTTGACGCTGACCTCTCCTGTCGGAGTGACCGTCCTTTACAGCGCGAACAAGGCAATCATCACCATCACCGATGAAGACGGCAAACCGTTGGCCGGGGCGATCTGCACCATGGACGGCGGTCAGACGGTAACGGCGGATTCATCCGGCATTGCGGTATTTACCGCCACTACCGGCAAGCACACGATTGAAGTCCGGGCGAGCGGATACGACACATTCACCATGGAGGTAACCGTATGATGAGACGACGCACACGCCATAGAGGCCTCGGGGATACCGTGGCGGCCATAACCAAGGCAACCGGCATTGAAAAGGCTGTGCAGGCGGTAAGCAAAGCCACCGGTCATCCCTGCCGGTGCAAGGGGCGTCAAGCGACACTCAACCGCATGTTTCCCTACCGGAGACGGCGATAATGAAAACCGTAACCCTGCCCGGCACAACCATCAGTGTTGGTGCGCGGCTGACACCAACGAAGACCGGAACAAAATGTCAAACTGCTGCACTCGTATCACCAATTGCCCTGGTAGCATTCGGCGGCGGAGACTGGGCCTCGAGTATCAGCACATCAAAAAAAATAATACCGTTGGCTCTCCAATGGGCGGACGGAGTGACCACAAAAAGCGCCGGAGCGGTCGCATGGGAGTTTAGTGACCCTGACGAGATCGATTGTACCCTGCGTGAAGCGCCGTCCAGCACCTCGGCGTCGTTATACATCAATTCATACTATCTCGGCACCATAACCGTAACCGCAACGGTTGACGGGATACCACTGACGGCAACCATCTCAACGATAGGAGAATAACGTGAAGAAAACGGCAACCATTACCATCAATGAAAAAGTCATCACCATTACTGAGCTGACCGTCCGGCAGATCCTTGAGATCAGGAAAAGCTTCACCGGCAACACGCTGGAAGCCCTGCAGCAGATCCTGCCGCTGATCACCGATGCCTCCCCGGAATTCCTGCTCGACCTGGCGCCCTCGGAATTGTCCGAATTGTACGAAAAGGCCAAGGAGGTAAATGCCGCTTTTTTGGCGGTTCTCCCGCTGGACAAGCTGCTGGCGGGATATCGAAGCGTGATCGTGGAAAAGATACAATCGAACTTGCAACTGTTGTCTGCCGGCTCATCACAGCAGGCCACGGTGTAGCGGTATTAAATTACGGCTGGAGTTGGTTCGAAACAGCGTGTAAGGCGTTGGAAAAAGAACAGACGGATGAGATGAAGCGGCTGGCTACGGCTGTACGAATCGGCAGATTTGCGGATGATAAGACATGGCGGAAGTTTATCCAAGGGTGACGCATGACTGACAATAAACTGAATATCCAGATTACGGCGGAAGACCTGACTACCGCCGTAATCAACGGCATCAATGCCGCCTTCGGCAAGATGGGTAACGATTTAAGAAAGATCACCCAGGAATCGCAACCGGCAAAGGCAGGCTTGGATTCCCTTGCAGATTCTATCTGGAAAATCCCACTGGCGTTCAACCAGACGCTGGCCGCCGCCCAAACCCTGTGGCAGGGCCTCATGAATCTGGCCGAGCCCGCCATGCAAATGGACAAGCTCAACACCCAATTCAAGGCCGCCACCGGATCATCGGAAGCGGCGGCCCAAGGCATGCAATTCGTCCGCGAGGAGTCGGACCGGCTGGGGATGTCGTTTGCATCAACGGCGGAATCCACCTCCAAATTCATGGCGTCCACCCGGGGCACCGCGATTGAGGGCGAAAAATCACGGCAGGTATTGAACGGGGTGTTTGAGGCAACCACCGCGCTGAAGCTTTCCACCGAAGAGACCAACGGCATCCTGCTAGCTTTTTCCCAGATGATGGGCAAGGGCAAGATCAGCGCGGAAGAGTTGAATCAGGTGGGCGAACGCTTGCCCGGCGCGCTTGACGTAATGGCCAAGTCCATGGGCATGACCACCGCAGAATTCCGCAAGGCCGCCGAGGAAGGGCGGATCCTGTCGGCGGAACTGATGGAAAAGGTCGGCCCGGCATTGAGCAGTCTCTACAAGGATGCCGCCATGGAAGCGGCAAGCGGTCCGGCTGCCCAGTTGAACCGCTTGAAAAATGCCGTCTTTGAACTTGGCGCAGTAATCGGAGCCGGTCCCATGAAGGCGGTGGGTGACCTTGCCGGGATGCTGCAAAGTCTGGCATCGGCAGCGAAGGCGGGGCTTGCCTGGCTTAATCAGGAACAGGACGGCACGGCATTATCCGCCTTTGCCGCCGGTCTGTCCAATATATCCAGCGGCATAGGTTTTTTAGTCGATGCTCTGGCAACCGCCGCAATCGGTTACGCTGCCTATTCCGCCGCTGTCGCCCTTGCCGCAACCGCCACCGGAGAATTTACCATTGCACTGCTTTCAAACCCGCTGGTGCTTGCCGGAGTCGCGGTCTTTACCGGTGTAGTAGCAGCCATCAAAGCCATTGCCGATGCTTTCGATGATTCCGCCAAATCCGCCTCAAAATCCGGTAAGGCCATCAAGGAGAGCGTCGAAGAGCAGCGCAAGTCCGCCGCAGAACAGAAACAGCTTCAGGATGAATACGACAAGGCGTTCGGCACAAACATCGACCGTCAACTTGCCAAGCGGGAACAGCAATACAAAGACGATCTGGACATGCTCGACAAGAAGCTGTCCAAAGAGCTGGCCCTGACCGGAAGCGATGAAGCGGCAAAACAAAAGCTGACGGAAAAGTACATCGGTGATCGTGTCAAGCTCAATGAGTTGTACTATCAGGATGCCGACAAGATGCGCGATGCAGAGCGCAAAAAAGAGCAGGCTGCGTATGATGCGCGGATCAAGGATCACATCGCGTTTCTGAAGGCGACGGGGAAAGACAATGATGCGGATGACCAGAGCTTTGCCCGTAAAAACCAGAAAGAGCGTCAGGAGGTGCTTGACTACTATGACAAGAAGGTTTCTGACGCAAAAGCCAACGGTCAGGTATTGATCGGTATTGAAGCCGAAAAGCAAGCCGCCATTGACGCCTTGCAAAAAGAGCAGTTTGCGGAAGCCGCCTGCCGCGGCCTGGATCGACAGAAAGAGGATGTGGATCTTGCCAAGAAAACAGCCGACGCCCAGATAGCGGAAATCAGGCGCAAGGTTCAGGAAGGGAAGATATCGGAAGAAGCGGGACAGGCTGAAATACTCAAGTCACAGCAGGATCTATTGCAGAAAGAACTGGAAATGGCGAAACAGCGGGCGGCCACGTACACGCCAGACAATGAGGGATACAAAAAATCCCTGGGCGAAATCGCAGCGGCAGAGGCGGCTTTGACCAACAATATCACCGAACAATCGAAGTTGAGAGAGATGGTTTGGAAAAACGAGATCGACAACCGGCTTGTTGCCGCTCAAAACAGTTATCAGGCAGACCTGAACAGCCTGCAACAGGCGGAAAACGACAAGACCGTCAGCACCCAGGAAGCGACCTTGCGCCGGTTGCAACTGGAACGGGAATACGCTGCGAAGGTCGCATCACTCCGCGCCCGGGAACTGTCTCAATACGATCCGCAAACCCAAACTAAGGAATATGAAGCGGCTCTTTCAGCCAAGCTGGATGCAGACAGAGCTTATCTCACTGCTCGACAGGCTGTCCTCAATGAGGAAGCTCGGCAGTTCGCGGAACAAACGCAGAAAAATACCGAGGAAATACAAAAGCGAACAGACGCGGAAAGGGAATCGTTGCGACAGTCCCGCGAGTTTGCGGCCGGGTGGTTCGGCCTGTGGGACCAAGCGTACAACAATGCGAGTGACAGCCTTCAAAAGCTGTCGGATGCCGCCTACAACACATTTGCCGCGACATATAAGCTTCCACAGAAAACGGCAGAATCACTGGAAACACTGAAACAGAAGGCCGCCGAAGCATCTGAAAACTATGCCAAGTTGGAACTGGCGGCAGTGAGATCAGGTCAACGTGCGTACGGCACATGGGTAACCGCATTTACGGCGCTGAACCGGATACCGGCGGAAGCGGAAAGAATAACGGCGGAATACTATAAACAGGCGGTTGCCGCCGAAGAGCTGGCCCAGGCGCTCGAAAAGCCCGAAAACCAAACGGCGCAATTCGCCCGGCAGACGGAAGGAGCTATCGACAACCTGAAGTTGCTGGATAACACCACCCTCGACAAACTGAAAAGCAGCGTCCAGAAAATCAAGGATGCCATGCAGGCGTTTACCGATTCGGTCAAGGATGGTCTCAAATCGCTTCAGGATGACTGGGACAACATGAGCATGTCGAAGCTGCAGCTTGAGGAAAAGCGTTATCAGGAGGAAAAGAAGAAGTGGCAGGAAGAGAGCGACAAAGCTCAAAGACAGCAGAACAGAGAGGCCATTGCCGCGCTGGCTGATCAACTCGCGCTGATCGAGAAAATCCATGCCGCGAAGGTCGCGGAGCTTAAAACCGATTCGGCCAACAGCACAGCACCCAGCATCCCCGGCATGGCCACCGGCGGCAATGTCGGGGGCAGCGGCACGGGAGATAATCAATTGCGCTGGCTTGATCCGAGGGAATGGGTTATCCGTCCCGAGGCCGTTTCTCACTGGGGGGATGGTGTTATGGCGGCGCTCAATGCTCCATGGAGCAATGCCGGTCAGCTTCTGGCGGATCGCATACATGGCTTAACCGTCCCGGCCATATCAGTCCCTGCTCCAAGGTTAGGCATGATCACCGGCGGGCCGGTCGGTAATCTGCAATCATCCGGCGCTAACGTCAGCAACCATTTTTACATTAATGAGCCGCTTACTGAAACGGCGGTGCGACGGCAGGTCATTCCGGTGATTGAAAAATATGCCAGGTTAAAAAAATAG